CTGACCGGCATCACCTGTCAGGAGGCTAGAGCTTAGACAGTTAAACCATTGAAAAGATTCGGGATCGAATTGGGGAAGTATGTGAAATCTTGGGGGAAACTTGGGTAAGCCTTGGAGGAGGGGGAAACGGGCTATTTCGCGGTCGCTTAGGCAGTGGGGTTGAGAACGTTAAAAAATGGCGCGCGCTTTGGCAGTAGAAATGCGGAGAAAGTTTAGCGTTCGGTTTGGCAGTATGTGCGGCTGTAATTGTATAGTGGTTACATTAATGTTGTTGATCTAATTGCCGTTTAATGTATTTTACAAAAGTAGCAGGTTAATAGCCAGTAGGGAGGAGGGAAGTCCTGTGGAACTAAAAAGTTTTGCATCACTGCCGGAGCAGCTACAGGTGATCCTAGTATCTGGGTACCTGGGCTACTCGATAGCTTATGCTGGCTATCGCGGCAAAGAAAGAAAAGACCAATTGTTTTACGGGATCCTCGCGTTTGGCATCTTCGGATACATCTTCTGGGACGCCACCAGACAGTTTTATGATTCTTTTTTGATCCCTGGCCTAGGTTCGTTGCTGACTTCAGTGCTGGCAGCAATCTTTTGGAGAAAATATGGGCGGAACTGGTTTAATCGCTTGATGCACCGAGCTGCCATTTCCAATGAAGATGGAATTGATACAGTTTGGAACCGACTCATTCAAGATACAGGTATCTGCCCGACTCAAGTAACAGTTTTCCTAAATGATGGTAGCTTGCTAGAGTGTGACGATGTGGAGTTGTTCGTGAACGCGCCAATTCCATTATTTTACACTGATTCAGAAGGCAACATTGCACTATACGTCACCAATAGAAAGACGACTGCTGGTGATGAGGTAAGGGCCTCGCATTTACAAGACCCTTACTATGGTGATCGGATAACCTACGTGCCTAAAAGCCAGATTTCTCACGTGAACTTCAGGTTCAAGAAAAGGGGCGCTACTCGTGCCCAGGAGGCTTAGGCGGCCGTGACCCAGTCTCAGTTGTGTGTCCGGGGCTTGCGCCTGGCTGAACTCCGCCTTGAATATTCGTGGTTATCGTGTCAGCCTGCGGAGTTATCCCTCTGATGCCATCATACTGCGGCTGCTGCCCATTCCTGCCAATGTCATACTGATCTCTTGCCATTCTTCCCCCCTTAAGGTCGCACCAATTTACCTCACCATCTGCCGGACCATCCGGCTGGATTTAAAGCATCTGTATAGCCCATTTAACGCGGCCCTGGATGAAGTGCTGGTCGTCTACTTCGTCCAGGGCTACCTCGATGTCTTCGCTGCGGAACTCTTCGTTGTCCGAGCGCAACTGTATTCTCTTCCTGTTTAAGTATAGCCGCTTGATGACGGTGCCCTGGTACGGCAGCCAAACGGCGAAGAGCTCGCCGTTGACTACCTGCCGATCCGCGCGGTCAACTCCCACCACGGCCCCATCCCTCAGGGTGGTCTCCATGCTGCGCCCTCTGACTTTGACCGGGATGATCGACTTTTTATAGAAGGACCTGGGGATGACGATCTCCTCGATCGGCTCGGAGGGTATGAACTCGTAAGGCGCGCCGGCCCCGCCGGTGACGTAGACCTGCATCACCACGACCTCGTCCGGGTTAAACGGCAACAACCCCGTTTCCTTCTCGCAGCCTGCAGCAGCTCCCCCCAGGCTCAGATCCCTCGTTGCTTTCGGCGCGCCCTGGACGACCTCCCGAAACATTTCCCCTTCGCCCCTCGTGAGCCAATCGTAACTCAATCCTCTACATTTAGTAAGAATCGCATCGATGTCGCCAATGCTATTTCTTGTTTTCCAAGCGTTGAGAGTGCCCTCCTTTATATCTAAAAAGGCTGCAAGTTCTCTGTAAGTCTTTAGATTGTAATGTTTTTTGAGGTCGTCGAAGATGGATGCTACGGTATGTAGTTTTTTATCTTGCATTATGTAGAATTCCCGGTTATAAACTTAACTATCTTGTTGAACAAACAAAGGAGGCAGTCATGAAGATATCCCGCCGGCTAAAAATGAGACTGATGAAACTGAAAGAGGATCGGGCCAGATCACGCACACGTGCCCGTGCAATTACCATGGCTTCTCTGGAGGCTCTGGGGGCTGCACGCGCCGCTCGGAGATCCGAACGCGTAGCATATCTAATGTCGCAACAGTCATGAAAAGGGGCTCTCGCCGTCAAACGGCCATTCCTGGAATTCACCCAAAAGAACCTTGTTGTACGCGTCCCCAGCAATCGAGGCCATCAGGCGATAACTGCCACCCGGTTCAAGCGGGCTCTCCGCAACTACCTGTAAAAGGATCTGTGCCTGGTTCACATGCTGGTGGGCGGCAAGAACCAGCCGCCCCCGAAAACTCGGGTCCTTCCATTTTTTCTTTGCGTTCCGAGCGGATGGAGCAGCTTCGACAAAAGAGGAAATCTCTACAGCGTTATTGGAAACCCAGTCATACCATGCTCCCATTGACATCCCTGACAAGTCCTGATGCAGAGCAGCGATCTCTGCTTTGGTTATGGATTCACGGAGTTCGTTAAGAAAGCCGCTGCAAGCGGAAACATAATTGAACAGGCTCATCACGCCCTCCAAGGGTAAACATAACTATAAGTTCAAATTGAGCGGAGATTAACAAATGGAACCCAACAAGGCAACAGAAATCAGAAAGGCCCTCCTGGACCTGGGCATTACCCAGGCGCAGATAGCCCGCGAGCTCGGCATCCACATAGCGAGCGTGAACGGCGTCATTCACGGCAGATACAAGAGTCGGCGGGTGACGGAGTACGTCGAGAAGCTGATCAAAAAGGCGGCCTGAAGTTGTCCGTTAGATTGCAAGCCTAACGGACAACTCTAACGGACAGAGCAAAGACTAACGGACAAATTGTAATTAACTGAATTGAAGAGGGTTTTTCAAATGGACGGATGGCTGAGCATAAAAGACCTAACGGACATCTTTTCCTCAAAAGAAGACTCCATTTTGAAGTCCATTCAGCGCGGGAAAAAGTTCACCAAAACCCGCCAAATTGACGGGCAGGGGAAGGGTCGTGGCGGCCAAATCTGGCAGGTCCACATCACCGATCCGGCCATCCCGGCGGAGCACCGCGCGGCCTTCCTGCACGCGCTGGAAGTACCGGCAAATGATGCCGCAAACCTCACTTGGGTCAAGCCGGAAAGTCTGCCCGCCATCGTCACCCAGGGCCAGCTCCCGGCCCTCACCGAGCTCAAGAAGTACCAGGTCCAGACCATGGACGCCCGCATCTACTTCATGCGCATCATCGAGCGTGCGGGCCGGGCCGGCATCGGCGTCAACAAGGCGATCGAGACCATCGTGGGCCAAGCCCAGGACGGCACTCTCCCCGAGGACGCGGCCCGCATGATACCGCTGGCCAACGCCCGCGCCGGTGCGGAGCGCACCCTCTCCTCAAACGGCATGATGAAATGGTGGAGCGCCTGGCAGAAGTCCGGCCACAACCCCGTGGCCCTCGCCCCCAAGGATACCGAGAAGCTGCCGCAGAAGGTGCTCACGGAGTGGGTGCGCGACTATGACGGCAAGGCCAAGGCGCTCATGCTCGCCCCCGGCGTCCCCGCTTGGCTGCCGTACTTCCTGGACGAATACCGGCAGCCGCAAAAGCCCTCCATGGCCCTGGCCTGCCGCAGGCTCAAGCGCCGCCTCCCGGCCGGCTGCCCGGTCCCGTCCTACGACCAGATCGACAGGATCTGCAAGAAGATCCCTGCGATCTACCTGGAGAAAGGCCGCCTGACCGGCGCTGAATACAAGGCGATCCAGGGCTACGCCGAGCGCGACGCCTCCCATTTTGAGCCGATGACCTTATGCCAGATCGACGGCCACTCCTTCAAGGCCTACACGGCGCACCCGACCACCGGCGCGCACTTTCACCCCGAGGTATGCGGCGTCATCTGCCTCACCACCAAGGCCATAGTCGGCTGGTCCGCAGGGCTCGCCGAGAGCTGGCGCACGGTGGCCGACGCCTTCCGGCACGCCTGCACGGTGAACGATAAAAAGCCCTGGGGCGGCGTGATAGCGATCCTGGAGGCAGACCGGGGCGCCGGCAACATGGCCAAGGTGAACAGCGATGAGTTTTTCGGGATCTTCTCCCGGGTCGGCACCACCTTCGTCCCCCCGGAGCGCGGCGGCAACCCCCAGGGGCACGGTGGCGTAGAGCGCAGCAACCAGTCGGTCTGGATCCGCGCAGCCAAGGACTTGCCGACCTACACCGGCAAGGACATGGACCGGGTGGTAAGGAAGAAGATCTACACCCGGCTGGAGCGCGACCTAAAGAAGGTGCAGCGCGAGGGGCGGCTGGGACTGGTGGAAAAGACCTCCGAGCTGTTGCTCTCCTGGAAGGAGTTTCTGGATTTTCTGGAGCACTGGGTGATCGACTACAACAACACCCCGCACCGCGCGCTTGACAAGATAACGGCACCTCCGCCGGGAGAGCCCGACGGCAAGCCGGTGCGCCGTCACATGACCCCCTTCGAAGCATACGCCCGGGCTGTGGCCGACGGCTGGAAGCCAGTGGTCTACGAGGACGACATGCTGGGGCACCTCATGATGCCGCACGAGCGGATCAAGGTGGCGCGGGAGAAATTCACCCTGTTCGGCAACTCCTACCATGCTTACGAGCTCTGTCAGCGGCACGGTGAAGAAATGATCGCCGCATATGACATCCACGACGCATCGAAGGTCTGGGTGCTCGACCTGGAAGAGCGCCTGGTATGCATGGCCAAGTGGAACGGCAGCAAGAGGGACGCACAGCCGGTTTCGAAGGTTCAAAAGGCGATCACGGACCGCCAAGCGCGCCGCGTAAAGAACAAGGAACGCGATCTTGAGTTGATCCGCGCCGAGGCGAATCCTCCCATCGAGGTGGCCGTGCAGCGCGAGCTTCCGCAGGATGTCATCGACTTCGAACAGAGACAGAAAGAGAGGCAGGCGGAGAGGGTGCAGGCCAGAGCCGGCAAGCGCTTCTTCGCCGACTGCCACGAGCTCGCCGAGGACATCCTGCAGCGCCAAAAGGCTCAGCAGCCGGTAGGCGAATACGAGGCCAGTTGGATAGCCGATTACCAGAAATCAGCCCAGAGCGCGCGGCGCGTAGGGCTATACCTGACCGATCCGGACTGCGCCGGAAGGTTTCAGCAGGCGCAGGCCCAATAAAAAAACCGCCTCGGTGAACGCACACCGGGCGGCTTACTGCACCATGCAGAGCATGGTCATCAAATCCAAGGGGGACAATAACAAATGATACACAAAACGGCAATGACAAAGGACATGAGGCGCTTCATCCAGTCCATCGACGACCTGCTGAACCGCCCGAGCGGGACCGAAGGGCAGGGGCTCCTCTGGGGGCATCCCGGCCTCGGCAAGACCACGGCGGTAGCTTACGCCGTGAACCAGTACGACGGCATCTTTGTCCGCGCCCTGGGCTGCTGGACCGTCACCGCCATGCTCGGCGACCTCTGCCGCGAGCTGGGCGGCAAGCGCCTTTGCCGTCGCTCCGACATGGTCGAGTTCATTGTCGCCGAACTCTCCAAGCCCGGCACCGCGCCGCGCCCCATCTTCATCGACGAGGCCGACTACTGCTTCCGGAAGTTCGAGATGGTCGACAGCTTGCGCGACATCTATGACCTCTCCAAATGCCCCATCATCATGATCGGCATGGAGGATATCGCCCGCCAGATCAAGACCAACGAGCGCGTGGCCAGGCGCATCACCCAGTGGGTCGAGTTCAAGGGGCTCGACCTGTCCGACACGGACCTGGTAGCCGCCGAATGCTGCGAGGTGAAGCTCTCCAGCGACCTGCTGGAGTACCTGCACAAGGAGACCGGGGCCAACATCGGCCGCATCATCATCGGCCTCACCCGCATCGAGAAGTTCGCCAAGGCCAACGGCCTCGCCACCATCACCGGCGCGGAGTGGGGCAGCCAGCCGCTGTACTTCGATCAGCCCACCTTTGCCGGCAAAGGCCGGCGCAACTCATGACAAGGGCGAGACCCGCCAAGAAGGCGACCGCACTGATGCACCAGAGCGCCTGGAGAAGCATGCGCATCCTGAAACAGTGGTCGGTTCCCGGCATCGTCTGCACCATCCCAGGCGCAAACTTCAACACCGTCGCCAAGTTCGTCGCCTCGCTGGAGCGGCATGCGATGGTCGAGAAAATCGCCGGCCATGTGCGGGGCAGGGTAGGGGAGCATCAGCTCTACCGGCTCTACCCCAAGATCGCCAATGATCCGACCTACCCGCAGGTCTGCGGCCTTTGCGACCAGATTATTAGTGCCAAAGTCTGCGATCCTGCCGTTAAAGAGAGAAACAAAGAAGAAGAGAGACAGAGAGGCAAAGAGACAAAGACAGAGGCGAGAATGGCGGCCGCCGCCGCGAGCTTCGCAGGCCCTGAGATCTCCATGAGCGAGATAGAAGCGGCAGAGCAGGACTTTTACCAGACTGGAAAAAGGGCGCCTCTGCCCCCCTTCAATGCCGACGATTACCCCAGTACCGGGTGGCACGTCGTGCCGGAACAGCTGAAACGCCGCCTGGGAGGTGCCAATGACGCAACCTGACCGCCTGGAACTATTGCGTGCCAAGTGCCAGGAGATGAGCCAGGCCGAGGTGGCCCGGCGGCTGGATTACTCGCCGTCCGCCATCAACCAGGTGCTCAAGGGGAGTTACCAGGGCGACCTGACCAACCTGCTCACCCGAGTAGAGGAAATCTTCGGCCAGTCCACCGTCGTATGCCCGGTGGTGGGAGAAATCACCCTGGGCAAGTGCGCCGAGCACCGCAAGCGCCCCTTTGCCGCCACCAACCCAACCAGAGTCGAGCTGTTCCGGCGCTGCCACAAATGCGGAGGTAAACCATGACATTCACAGTCTGGTATCTACCCGTAGTTTTCATCGTCGGGTTCTACTCCGGCATGTTCTTCGTCACCTGCGGGCAGTTCATAACGCAGGCCTGGTTAAACAAGCAAGGACACTTTTAAGGGGACAACGCCATGTTTAAAGGGACCGTTAAACGCATCTTCAAGTGGGTTTCATGCCGGAAGTACCGCCAATCCCGGAAGCTCAGCGACTACCGCGCCACCAATCTGGCGGTCAAGCTGACCCTCTCCGGCTCGCTCACCCCGTATAGGGCAATCTCAAGCTACAGCCGCACAGGCAACTGAAAGGAGCATCACCATGGAAAACGCAGCAAACGTCATACCCGAAGGGTACATGCAGGACGCGCAGGGAAGGCTGGTTCCGAACGAGCTGGTCAAGGAAATCGACAAGCTGCGCGACCAGACCGTGCGCCGGATCGTCGGGGTGGCCCTCCTGACCGCCGAGGCCGTCAAGAAGTTCAAGGTGATGGCGGACGCCGACATCGCGGCCTTCACCGGCATCTCGGCCGAGGACTACGGCACCGCCCTGGGCGGAGTCAAAGGGAACATCACCCTGCGGTCGTTCGACGGCAAATACAAGGTCTGCCGGGACATCGGCGAGAACCTGGTCTTCGACGAGCGGCTCCAGGTCGCCAAGGCCCTGATCGACGAGTGCATCAACAGCTGGGCCGAGGGCTCGGACGCCAAGATCCGCACGCTCATCCTGGACTCCTTCCAGGTCGACAAGCAGGGCCGCGTGAACACCAAGCGCATCCTGAGCCTCCGCAAGCTCAACATCGACGACCCCACCTGGAAGCGCGCCATGGACGCGATCGGCGAGAGCATCCAGGTCGCCGGGTCGAAGGCCTACATCCGCATCTACGAGCGCCAGGCCGACGACAGCTACAAGCTGATCAACGTCGACCTCGCGTCGCTGTAGTAGGTGGGACCATGGTAGACCCTAGCGATCTGAATGTTAACGATCTGGAAGATGCCAAGATGCCGGTATGGGTCGAACAGTATATGGACGAAGCCACGGAAGAGGACTGGGCGGAACTGCTTATCGCGATCCGAGACCTTGGCTATCACCTGGGCTACAAGCACGGCAAAGAGGATGTAGATTCCGGAGTCTACGGCAAGCGGGAAGAATACACAAAGTGAAGCGAAACGATCAATTTGCCAACGCCGGCAAGTTGATCGTCATCTGGAGGTGGCTCTCCAGGTCTGATGATGCAGCCAGGGAGATTCTATGGAAACGACCATTTTAACGCTTCTGCTTTCAACCGCCTGCTGGCGGTTCATTGTCTGGGTTGCGGCGAGGTAGACATGGGAAAGATCAGGCAGCACCCGAAATACAACGTACTTTCCTGCCGCGCCAGCGATGCGGAGTGGGAAGAGATCGATGCTGTTATCGGCAACGGCAACAGGTCCGCCTTCCTCCTGGAAGCGGCACTGGAGAAGGTCCGGCGCGAGCGGCAGCGGAGGGTGGACCATGTTGTGTCGGAGCGAGCCCTGTAAATACCACGGCTGGCTGCTCCTGGAGGAGTGGTGCCGCCATCCAAATCACCTGGAGCCGCTCAAGCCAGGCCGCGTCTGCGCGATGATGGCGGCAGGCGGCAAGTGCCTCGGCTTCGTGGACTTCGAGGCGAAGGTCATGCCGGGCATCGTGCCCCCCTGGCCGATGCCGGTGGTCATGAGGCAGATGGTTGCCATGCTGGCTCTTTGTGTATGGTATGCATACAAAAACAAGAAAACGGATGCGAAAAATGACACCAGCGGGACTTAAAGCGGCCAGGAGAATACTCGGTCTGAACAGGGCGGAGATGGCCCAGCAACTGCGGACTCCTTACCGGACCTACGTACCCTGGGAGCGCGGGACCGCTCGCATCCCCGGGGTCTGTGAGGTCGCCGTCGAGCTGCTGGTGCAAAAGGACAGATGGGTCATGCAGGCGATAACGGAGAAGCTTGCAAGCAGTTTCCCCGGTACCGGAACCCGATAGTCGTGAACCACCACCGTCCGAGCTGATGAAGCGGGTAGCGCTGGCAGGACGCCCAACGTCGGCAGGTTGGTCAAAGGCCGGGGAAAATTACTACAAAAAGCTCCTGTAATCGCTCACCACAGGTTGTCTCGGTGCTGCGGGAACATCATCGGGTATTGAGAGCGGTTGCAGGGGCGAAGGAGGTGTCAACATGTCGATAAGAGTTTGCCCTTGCGGACGCCGCCTGGTCCAGAAGCCGAGGGTAGGCGATAAGCCAGCGGAAACCGACAAGCAATTTGCCGACCGTAGATACTGCAACGCGCAGTGCTCCGGTAAGTACCGCCCGCGCAAGCCGGCCGCCCGGGGTTTTGGCTTCGAGGTTTCCCATGCGAGGAAAAACAGCGTAGGCCCTGGCTTCAGGGAATTCATTGACGGCGCGGTTAGGCCGGTGCCGAGGTAACGAATTTAGCTCACGCCTTGGCGTGGAGCGGGTGTTAAACCCGCATAAGGAGAAGGCAATGGAAATAACGATTGAGACCGTCCGCATGTGGTGGCACAAAACGCGCTCTGACATCCCTGACGATCAGGCTATCGGCTTTCTGTTTGATGAGGTTGCGCGGCTGGATACTTCGCGTCGTTACCTCATCGGGCAGAATGCTTTGCAGGCCAAAGAACTCGGTGAGCAGGCCGCAGAACATGACAGGGTACTGGGCCGCTGGCAGAAGGAGATTTACACCTTGGTCAGCAATCTGGCACCGGATGCTTGCATTGACGGCGGCGGGTGCGACTCGGGTGACCCTCTTGATCTCACCTTGGCCGAGATATCCCAAGGGTTCAGCCACTGGGACAATCTTCTGTTTGAGACGTTAGAGGGGGTAAGCCACAGCTACGTTGGCAAGTCCACTTTCAAGGCTGCTGCTGACATGATCGCAGAGCTCCACGCTGAGAACGAGAAACTGGTTCAGCAGGTCTGTGACGAATGCGACCCTGAAAACTATGGCTGGGTGCACAACCGAGTCGAGGGCCGGGGCGCTTGTACCTGCATGATCGAGGCGGAGCCCTTCCAGATTCTGCTGAAAGCCTTGGAACAACTGGCCGCAGGGAAAGAAGATTCGTTCTTCATGGTGGAGAAGATAGCCAAGAAAGCTCTCCATGCGGTGCTGCCGCTGGACTATCCGGAGCCGGTTTAACGGAACCAAGCTCTGCGGAGCAGCAGCGCCGGGTTAGGCGCAAGGAGGAGTAGATGGATATGAAGGCGTGGGAACCGATTGATGAACTCCAGGTTCAAGCCCTGGACAGCGACTGCAACTACTTGAAGCCGGTGGAGGATCTTGAACCCGGCGAAAGTCAGCGGTACGGGTGCACCGTTATCGGGTTCTGTCTGGACGATCCCGAAGGGTGCCGCAGCATCATGGATATCACGACCGGCGAAGGCCGCGAGGCCGATGAGGCACTGGCTGCTCTCGTTGTCAGGTCTATGCGCGTCGCAGCTGGAATGCAGGCGGGAGGTTGCCCTTACTGTTTCGGCAACGTTCTTTACTGCGACCGTCACGACCAGGCAAAGGGTGTGGCGCACTGCGATGATTGCGGCGCGGAACTCACGATGGAACAGTACCGCGAGGGGCTGCGCTGGGCAGAGTGCCACAAGTCGGATACTCCGGACAGGGTTCTTTTCTACGAACAGGACTTCTATGTCCTGTCGAATTTCTCGGCTTTTCGGCTGGCATGGAAGGGCCTGACTTACGATACCTCGGAGGCGGCCTACCATTCCGAGAAGTTCCCCGGCAACTTCAGCCTGCAGATGAAAATCAGAGATGCTATTTCAGCCCACGAAGCTTTTAAAGTTGCTGAAGCGCATAAGGCTGAACGCCGCCCAGACTGGGATGATGTAAAGGTGGGCATCATGCGGGACATCCTCCGCGCAAAGGCAAGCCGGCACGAATACGTGAAGCGGAAGCTGTTGGCGACTGGTGACCGTGAACTGGTAGAGGACTCCTGGCGTGATGATTTCTGGGGGTGGGGCGAAGATCGGGATGGGGTAAACATGCTTGGCAGGCTCTGGATGGAGATTCGGGCCGAGCTGCGGGCGACCGCCTAACTACTTATTCACCTAGCCCCTGGCGGCATATCCGCCGAGGGCGATCAACCGCAAACCCGCGCCAATGCAGTAATCAGCCGGGATAATGAAAACGCAAAAGCCGCCAGGAGAAGACATGGCAACCCCAGCCCAGATAAAGAAGATCCACATCCTGAAGAGCGCGCTCAAGATCGACGAGGACACCTATCGGGCCATGCTAGGCGGCTTCGGTGTCAAGAGCTCGACCAGCCGCGCCTTCACCATCACCCTGGCCGACGAACTCATCCAGGACCTGGTGGAAAAGGCGGTAGCCGCCGGAGTCTGGGAAAAGCGCAAGCCGGCCACGCGGGCGAAAGCCAAGCGCCAGCTTGCCGATGACGACCAGTCGCGCAAGATCCGGAGCCTCTGGATCCAGCTGCACCAGGCTGAAAAGGTCAAGAACCCGAGCGAGGACGCCCTGGGCGCTTACGTGAAGCGCATGACCCGGGTCGATAAGCTGCAGTGGCTCAGTGTAAAGCAGGCTTCAACGGTCATTGAAGCCCTGAAAAAATGGTTAGCGAGGTAGTCATGAAACTCGGATATAGCATGTTGCTTGGTGAGTACATAGAAGCCAAAGTTGTTGAATATGGGGATTGTACGCAGTTCCAGATTGTTTGTCCTTACTGCAAAGAACCTGTTTTTAAAGTCATAAGAGATGCTTCGCAAGAGCTTCATTATTTGGCCCATTATAATAAAAGTAAAGCATATATAGCCGAGTGTGATTTGCGACTAAGTGGAATTACTAACGAGCATATTCGGCAAGCAGATTGGTTTTCCAGGGACCAGCGGATAAAATTCTTTCTTGGTGCGCTTAGGTCCATGTTCGAGGAAGCCCAAATTTCAAGCGAAGACCTAAGAAAGAACTTGAGTGCTTGTAAGGTATCTCAAAAGAGTAAAATATTAAAATTCATGAGAGAACTCAGCCACAGGCACGCAAAGGATATTTTTAAACAAAATATTGATTTAGCAAAAGAATCAATCGATTGTTGGATTGAAGAGTATAACGAATTTGCAGAAGTTCCTTTAAAAACAGGTTTCTCTATAGGGGTACAAAAACGGATTGCCATGGATTTTTGGGAGCACATTCTTAGCGCAAATGCGAGAGACAGTTTTGATTACCTCTATAACCATGCATATCATAATGCTATAAATAGGATAAGTGCTTCTCAAAAGGCAAGAGAGCTTAAGCGATGGGAATATGATTTAGCTAACTACATGATTAAGTTGAGACAAGCCAGCTTGAACCAAGGGTATTCAATGATGGATGAAATGAAAGAATACCCCGTAGTTCGTGATAATGGGAGGAAGAGTTTACTCCATATAATGAATGCAGAAATAACACATGAGATGATTGGGCTCTTAACTACGCTGCCATATTTAGAATGGTTAAAGAAGGGGAGTACAGACAAAAAAATGGAGGCCGCGAACCGGTTATGAACCTGCACTGCCCCTGCTGCCACGCCCAATACAGCATCGAAGCCCTCACCCAGGACGCCGCCGCCCGCGAGCTGCTCGGCATGCGCGGCACCATGCCGCCCAGCCTGCTCAGCTACCTCACCCTGTTCCGCTCCGAGAAGCGCGCCCTCTCATTCGACCGCGCCCTCAAGCTCGCCAAGGAGGCCATGCAACTGTCCGCCAATATCGTACAGTTGGACGCCGCCATGGCCGAGACGGTCGAGTCCATGCGAGCCAAGAAAGAGCAGGGCCTGGCCAAGCCCCTCAAGAACCACAATTACCTGCTGCGCGTCCTGGAGAACACCCCCGAGAGCGGCACCACGGCTCTCGCCCCCAGGCAGAAACAGACTCCCGGCACCAGCAAGCGCGCCCAAAGCTTCGAGGCGCTGGAGACCTGGGCCGGTGGCGAGTGGCTGCGCACCGCCATCTCCTCCGGGCTGCAGGCCCTGGTCGCGCTCTCCCTGGACAACACGCCCGCATCCGACACCATCTGCCGCACCGCGGACATCTGGTATCACGTGCTGACCAAGCACACTGCCCTGGACATAGAGGAAATTGACTCCCCCAGGGTGGCGCTGGCCTTTTCCGCCCTGCTCACCAAGACCGCAGGCCGCTGGCCCGACCCCAAAACCCTGAAAGACCTGCTGCCCAAGCGCCCGCAACGCCAGGCGCTGGAGCAGGTGGAAACCGAGGAGGCCAGGGAACGGGGCAAGCAGGCCGCCCGCGCCCTCACCGCACTTGTAGGAGGTAAATGATGGACCTGTCACGTTATCCGGAGATGTACAAAGACCTGATCGAGAAAGCCGCCGGGCCTATCGCCAAAAAGCTGAACGTCTCTGCCGATGCCGCCAGGGAGGCGGCCTATCTGGTCTGCGAGGTGATCCGGAAGGACTGGGCAGGGATAAATCAGTATGTATCCAAAGGGTGCGCGCACGAGATAGACAAACGCGATCGCGAGATGTATGAGAAGTTCGACGGCAGCAACCACAAGGCGCTGGCCAAGGAGTTCGGCATCACGGAGAGGCAGGTTTACACCCGTCTCGACATCATCCGGGAAGAGGAGTTCAGCCGCCGGCAGCCGGGTCTCTTTGGTTAAAGTGATTGACGTACTTTTGAAAACACATTATACCGTGGATTTAAAACCACACTCCCCCCACGGAGTGTGGTTTTTTATTGATGAACTTCCAAATACCCCGCCGCTCTAATCCTGTAGTGTCCCCCTTGCCATGTTTCTCCAATGCAGGCCGCCCCGGTTTACTCCCATTTTCCGGGGCGGTCTTCATTCATTCCGCCGAGGGGGCACCGATGGACCAAACCGCACTCATAGCAACCTTTCGCCGCATCATCCTGGCCAACGAGCTCGACAACAGCCTGGCGCACGTCCACAAGTTCAGCGACCCGGACGGCGTCCGCTCCGGGAAGTCCGGCTGGTCCTTCGGCATCTCCCAGTTCGATTTGAAAAACAACCCCATAGCAGCCGCCTGCCTGCGCGCCTGCGGCTTCAGCGAGGCCGAGATCAAAGGGCTGATCGACCAGACCATCAACGCCCGCGCCCTGGAGCCCAAGCTCAAAGCGGCCGCCGCCACCATCGAGCTGTTCGACCAGGCGCAGCTCAAAGGATGCGTCGTGCGCGCCCAGCGCATCCTCTACAAGCGCGCCATCACCCCGGCAAACGACAGCGGTTTGCTGGCCGTCGCGGACTACGCCAACCAGTACCACCTCTCCGACATCCTCAAGCCCGGCTACCTGATCCACTACCTGTTCCGCCTCGGTCGCCCCTTCACCGCCGCCGATGTGCTGCAGTTCAAGCTGGCGGGCACCAAGTACGGCCGCGAGCACCCAGGCGACTGCCGGAGGCGCTACGAGAACCTGATGAATATCATGGACGCAGCATGAAGTTTTTAGCCGTGGGCGCCTGCTTGCTCGCCCTTACCGGCTGCGCTTCTCTGGGCCAGCGCGAGAGCTCGGTGACACTCCCGGCAGGGGACGTCTACAAGGTGCGCTGCCAGTCCGACGGTGCATTGAAATACCGTAACGGGGAAGTCAGCATCGAGGTGGACAACAGGGGCAGACAGGGGTTGTTCGAATCGGTTTTTGGAACCATGGCGCTCGGATTCGCACGGGCGCCGGAAGTTATCGCTAAATAAGAGGTGCGCATGAAAAACTTTGCATTGGCCGTCTGCCTGATGGCCCTCACCGGCTGTGCCGCCCTGGGCGAGATAGTCGACATCCTTTCCCCCGAGCCGGTGCCCGTATGCGACAGCGAATCCGTAGGAGCCGAACACGACGGCATGCAGTGCCTCAAACTGTCCGACGACACTTACAGGTGGGTGACCAAATGAACGTGATCCAGATGCAGCTCTATGCGCCGGCCAGCTACATAGCTGCCCCTCCCGAGACGCGGCTCCAGGTCGTCAACGGATGCGGCCCCGGCGGCTGGAAGGTCGACCTGGTGCCCGACCGCATGTGGGGGCTGGACGTCTCCCCGGCCTGCGACATCCACGACTGGATGTACGTTGTCGGTTTGACGCTGGCGGACAAAGAAGAAGCCGATCGCGTTTTCCTAAACAACCTGCTGCGTCTCATCGACTCCGCGCCCGGCTGGCATAACCAGCTCTGGCTGTTGAAGCGCCTGCGCCGCAACCGCGCCCGGTTCTACTACGAAGCCGTGCAGCACTTCGGTGGTCCGGCCTTTTGGTCAGGAAAAAACCAACAGACCAACCTGGTCCCCGCATCCTCAGCCGCAGCCGGTGCCGGGCAGATCGGGGGGTAGCGTGACAGACGAGATCGACAGAGCGCAGGCCCTCAACGAGCAGTTCCTGACCGGCGTCCTGGCCGATCACCAGAGCCGCAAGCCTAAAGGCGACAGCCGCGAGACCTGCCTCGACTGCGAGGAACCGATACCGGAAGCGCGGCGCCAGGCCGCTCCCGGATGCCGCCGGTGCATAGGCTGCCAAACACTACAAGAAAACTGGAGACCGATGTGACATCTGCCATCAACTACACCCCTTGGATCTTCGGCTTTAGCGTATTCCAGTTCGCCTGGTCCACCGTAATTGCCATCTACGTCTGGTACAGCAACAAGGAGAAGGTCACTAACACCCGCTTCTCCGCCCAGGATGAACGGATCACCAAGATCGAGACCGACATCCAGCTTGGCAAGAGCGGAACTGACGCCGCCATCAAACTCCGCAAAACCGAAACAGATGCCGAAACTAAGCTGCGTGAGGAACGGCACTTAGGCCTAGTTAAACGCTTGGAGGAGATAGCAGTGGAAGTGGCGCGTCACGCCGACTGCAAGCACCATCATGTTTTAGAGCAGCGCTTGGACAATATGAACGGCTCCCTCAAGAAAGTCGAAGGGGTCATCGAAGGCCGCATGGAAGGGATCGGCAGCGCCCTCGACATGATTCAACAGCACCTGATTTCCGGAGGGAATAAATAATGTCTTTCGCCGACCTCATGAACCAAGACGAGCGGCTGGTAATCCTGCGAGCCCTGGCAGAAGACACCGGCGGCTACAGCGCCAACGAGTCGATCATCCATTCCATCCTGGTGGAGTTCGCCCACCGGATAAGCCGCGACAAGGTGAAGACCCAGCTTAGCTGGCTCCAGGAGCAGGGGCTGGTGACGCTCAAGGAAACCGCCGGTTGCCTGATCGCCACCCTGACCACTCGGGGGCTTGAAGCGGCCACCGGTCTGGTAATCGTCCCCGGGGTGAAGCGCCCCCGGCCGAAGGACTGACATGGGCAAGCGCGCCGACAAGGAACAAACGGCCATCGAGCTTTATGCCGGAGGTATGGAGATCCCGCAGATCAGTGCCGAGCTGGGCGTCTCCGAGAACTCCCTGCGCACTTGGAAGAAGCGCGCCGGCAACGAGTGGGACGAAGCCCGCGCCCTGTGCCGCAAGGCCTTTGTGAGCAGCATGGAGGATGTGGGATCAAGGCTGCGCCGATCCAGAGAGATCGCCGCTACCCTGGGTGGCAAGGCCGGACTTGAGGGGCAGGGGCAAATGGGTCAAGTGATCAACGAGCTGCTGCGCTCGCTGCTCTACGACCTTACTGCCAAGGGCAACCTGGGCGGGGAAGAGATGTCCGCTACCATTGAGCAGCTCAAGGGCCTCGCCCTCACCATGCACCGCCTGGAGGGCGCCGCCAACCTGAACCTCAAGCGCGAGGCGGAGATCCGCAAGCAGGCATTCGAACAGGCGGCAGAAACGGTCGAGAAGACGGCGCAGTTGGAAGGCGTCTCAGCCGAGACCATTCTTAAGATCCGTCGCGACGTGCTGATGATGGCGGCGTGATGAAGATAGTCAAGGCGAAGCACATACCGGCCAACCCGGGCGGACTCTTTCTCCCCTATCAGGAGAAGTGGATCCTGGATCGCAGCCGGCTGAAGCTGATGGAGAAGGCCCGGCAGATCGGCCTCTCCTGGAGCACCGCCTACGCAGCCGACGAGCGCACCGCCGAGGCTGGCGTCAAGTGGGACCAGTGGATCTCCAGCCGCGATGATCTCCAGGCGCGTCTGGTGATCGAGGACTGCAAGATGTTCGCTAAGATCCTGCAGCTCGCAGCCGAGGACCTGGGCGAGTGCGTTATCGACCAGAAGCGCTCCATCTCCGCTTACGTACTGCAGTTCTCCAACGGCCGTCGCATCCACTCCATGAGCTCGAACCCCGACGCGCAGGCAGGGAAACGTGGCGGCCGTATCCTGGACGAATTCGCGCTGCACCCGGACCCACGCAAGCTCTGGTCTATCGCCTACCCCGGCATCACCTGGGGCGGCAACATGGAAGTAATCTCCACCCACAGGGGGAGCGCCAACTTCTTTAACCAGTTGATTCGCGAGGTCCGCGAGCATAACAACCCCAAGAAGATCAGCCTGCACCGCGTCACCCTTAAAGACGCCATAGACCAGGGCTTCCTCTGGAAGCTGCAGCAGTCGCTTCCTGCCGACCACGAAGTCCAGGAGCTTGACGAGCCGGCCTACTTCGACTTCATCAGGGGCGGTTGCGCCGACGAGGAATCGTTCCAGCAGGAATACATGTGCGTGCCGGCAGACGACGCCGCCGCCTTCCTGGAATACGACCTGATCGCCTCCTGCGAGTACGCCCAGGCCGAAAAATGGGAGATCGACTGCAGCGTCACCAAGCCCGAAGGTCGCCTCTTTGCCGGTCTCGACATCGGCCGCAAGAAGGACCTCACCGTCCTCTGGGTCCTGGAGCTCCTGGGCGACGTTCTTTACACGCGACAGATCATTGAGCTCCGGAACATGTCAAAGCCCGACCAGGAGAAGATCCTCTGGCCCATCCTCGCCAAGGTCGACCGCTGCTGCCTGGACTACACCGGCCTGGGGATCGGCTGGGGCGATGACGCCCAGAGGCAGTTCGGCAAGTACCGCGTGGAGTGTATAACCTTCACGCCCAAGGTAAAGGAGGAGCTCGCCTACCCGGTGCGCGGCAAGATGGAAGACCGGAAGCTTCGCATCCCCTATCGGCCCGAAGTGCGCGCCGATCTCCGCGCCGTCACTAAGGAGACCACCGCCGCAGGAAACATCCGTTTCACGGCCGAGCGAAGCGAAAACGGCCACGCCGACCGCTTCTGGGCCTTGGGTCTTGCCATCCATGCGGCAGGGACAAACGCCGGTCCTGTCCCCATCACCAGCCGCAGCCGCCGGCAGGCAAACAAACTCCTGGAGGGGTACTAGTGAAGAAACAAGGCATCTACATAAGCCCGACAGAGTTCGTCAATTTTGCCGACGCAAAAACTAAAACGTCTTTGAGCACAGAGCTTGCCACCCGCAACCGCTCCCTCAACTTCTACAGTTTGGCTAACATCTACCTCCCCAACCCCGACCCGGTGCTGAAGAAGCAAGGACGCGACGTCTCCGTCTATCGTGATCTTATGATCGACGACCGGGTGCGCGGCAACTGGGGCAATCGCAAGGCCGCCACCCTGGCGCTGGAATGGCAGATTGACCGCGGCAAAAAAGGCAAGGTGCAAAGCCGTCAGGCAAAGATCGTCGAAGATTGGCTGAAGACCCTGGACATGGACCGCATCATGTCCGAGATCCTCGACGCCCGCATGTTCGGGTACTCGCCGCTGGAGCTCATGTGGGAGAAAAAGAACGGTTTGTTGCTGCCCAGGGACATCGTCGGCAAACCCCCCGAGTGGTTCGTCTATAACGTGGAAAATGAACTGCGCTTCCTCTCCGGGACCAATGCCCTGTACGGCGAAGAACTGCCGCCGCGCAAGTTCATCACCCCGACCTCCGACGGCTCCTACTATTACCCCTACGGGCTGGGGCTCCTTGCCAGCTGCTTCTGGCCGGTCACCTTCAAAAAGGGGGGCTGGAAGTTCTGGGTCACCTTCGCCGAGAAGTACGGCACTCCCTACCTGGTCGGCAAGCACCCGCGCGGGGCCCAGGCCGCCGAGGTCAACGCAATCGCGGATCAACTGGAGCAGATGGTCCAGGATGCCATCGCCGTCATCGCCGACGACGGCAGCGTCGAGATCGTATCCGACACCTCCAAGAGCGCCTCCTCCGATCTCTACCAGGCGCTGATCACCGAGGCGAACACCGCCATCTCCACCGTCATTATGGGGCATGCGGGCGGCGGCCAGAGCACCTCCGGCAAGCTTGGCGGCGAGCAACTGGCTCAGGACGTCCGCGACGATCTGCGCGACGGCGACAAGAAACTCGTCTGTCAGACCATGAACCAGATCATCAGATGGGTTGTCGAGTTGAACTGGGGCGCCGCCGCCGGTCCCACATTCAGCCTCTGGCAGGAAGAAGACGTCGACAAAGACCAGGCCGAGCGCGACGACAATCTCACCAGTTCCATGGACAGGAGCGGCCTGAAGCTCACCTCCAGCTACTATCAGCGCACCTATAACCTGGAAGAAGGCGACATAGAGGCAAAGGCGAAAGTCGAACCCGGGGAGCCAAAAGCGCCGGTAGAATTCGCCGAGGCCGACCCGTCACCCGGCGAAGCCGAGCTCGCGGATCTGGAAGCGGCGGTCAGCGACGAAGAGCTGCAAACCATCGTTGAAGGCATCTTAAAGCCCGTGTTCAAGCTGTTCAAGGAATCTGGAGATCTGACCGAGACCATGGGCGAGCTGGTCAAGATATATCCGAAGATGGACACCGACCAGCTCCAGGATCTGCTCGCCCGCATCATCTTCGTATCTGAAGTCTGGGGGAGGATCAATGGCGCAGATTGACCTCATGTACGCCATAGGCCTTAAGCCGGAGAAGGCCATAGAGTACTTCAAGTCCAAGGGGTTCGCCTTCTCCTGGAACTGGGAGGAAGTCTGGCAGGAAGCTAACGGCAGGGCCTTCACCGTCGCCAAGGTGATGAAGATGGACATCCTCCAGGACATCCGCGACGGCATCGACGCCGCGCTTGACCAGGGGATCACCTACCGGGAGTTTGCCAAGGCCCTCACCCCCAAGCTGAAGGCCAAGGGCTGGTGGGGCAAGGAGGAGCAGGTCAACGAGACCACCGGCGAGATCTCCACCGTCCAGCTGGGGAGCCCCTACCGGCTGCGCACCATCTTCGACCAGAACCTGCAGGTGTCCTACAACGTCGGCCGTTACCGCACCCAACTGGAGAACGTCGGGGACCGCCCCTTTCTCCAGTACGTGTCCGTCCTGGACAAGCGCACCCGCCCGGCACATGCCGCCCTCAACGGTCGAGTGCTGCGCCACGACGACCCCTTCTGGTCCAGCTTCTACCCGCCCAACGGGTGGCGCTGCCGTTGCCGGGTCCGGGCGCTCGATGTCGACGACATGACCGCTCGCGGCCTGCAGGAAGAAACCAGCGCCGGCAAGCTGACCGCCCGCGACGAGCTGATTTCCAAGAAGACGGGCGAGATGGCTCCCGTCACGGTATTCACGGACAAGGACCCGGTCACCGGCAAGAAGGTCAGCGTCGCACCCGATGTCGGCTGGAGCTACAACCCGGGCGCGGCGGATTACAAGCCCAACCTCGGCAAGTACAGCCCGGAGGTGTCCAGGCTATGGCAGACCTGATCAGCGTCAGGGTGGATGATCGCGAGATGCAGCGGGCGTTCAAGCGCAAGCTGAAGGAGTACGACGACCTGTCCCCGCTCATGCGCCGCCTGTCCGGGGTGATGGCCGACTCCGTCGAGGAGAACTTCGAACAGGAAGGGCGCCCCCGCTGGACGCCGCTCCGGCCTCGCACCATCAAGAGCCGTACCAAGCAGGGGAACTGGCCGGGAAGAATACTTCAGCAGCGTGGCCGCCTCGCAGCCTCCATCATCACCGACCACAGCCGGGACGGCGCCAAGATCGGCACCAACCTGATCTACGCCGGCATCCATCAGTTTGGCGGCACCATCAAGCAGTCGGCCCGCATGCGCATCATGCACTTCACCCAGGCCAAAAGCGGCAAGATCGGCAAAGGCGACCGCTTTTCCAAGGCCAGCAAATCCACCTACGGTAGGCGCACCATGGGCAAGGCCCGCGACATCAAAATGCCGGCCCGGCCGTTTCTCAGCTTTGCCGACAGCGACCTGAAAAAGATGCGGCGAATGGCCGCAGAGTATGTTGCCGGTTAGGCCGCCAAATTTGACCTGTAGCCGTTTCGGCTAGCCAGGGTGCGCATGAGGGAGTGCGAACCCGCTACAGCAAGTTTTAAACGGGGTTTTAATGCGGTTCCGAAAGCGGGTGCCGAAAAATATGGAACCGCTTCAAAAGACTCTACGGAATCGCCCGGGGTATGGTGCGAGTACGCACCATAGGTGACGGAGGAAGAATGACGAGATTCGAGATATTCAAACCGGGCACCCACACAGCCATGAGCGGCGCCGAGATCTGCTTCACCGAGGCCGACCTCATCGCCAGCGCCGCAGCCTACGACCCCCGGCTGCACGAGGCGCCCCTGGTCATCGGCCACCCGGCAGACAACGCCCCCGCCTGGGGCTGGACGCAGGCCCTATCTTTTGCCGACTCCCGTCTCATGGCCGAAGCAGATCAGATCGATGTTGCCTTCGCCGAGGCGGTCAACGACGGCAAGTACAAGAAGCGCAGCGCCTCGTTTTATCCTCCCGATCACGCCGCCAATCCCGTCCCCGGGGTTTACTACCTGCGTCACATCGGATTTCTGGGTGCCCAGCCGCCGGCGGTCAAGGGTCTCAAGGACGTTAACTTTGCCGAGGAGGATGGCCTCCTCGTCTTTGCTGAAATGGAAGAACAACAAACAAAACAGGAGGCCAAAACAATGGCTGTGAAAGACAGAGCATCATTTTGCGGCGACTGCGGCGAAAACGTCTGCATCCCCTGCTGTCCGGTCGATGCGATCACCATGACCCCGGAGAAAGGAGCCGTCATCGACGCGGCCAAATGCACCGTCTGCTACAAGTGCATCGACGCCTGCCGCATGATGTGCGACCCCGTTTACGGCATGCAGGTCGCCAACTACTCCGAGCAGATCAAGGGTCAGCTCACGCAGATCGCCACTCTCACCGGCGAGCGTGACACCGCCGCCAGGACCCTCACCGACATCCGGACCACCCAGCGCCGGGCAGAGCTCGACGCCTTCTGCGAATCCGAAGAGATGCGCAGCAAGATCTCCCCGGCCATGAAGCCGGCCGTCATCGGCCTGATGATGAAGCTCGATGGCGCCGAGCCGGTTGAGTTCGGCGAAGGCGACGCCAAGGTGATGAAGAGCCCCCTGGAAATCTATCAGGGAGAACTGAAGGCCAGTCCCGACGTGGTCCAGTTCGGCGAGTTTGCCACCAAGAAGAACGCCGGCGGGAAAGGTGGCCACGGCGGACACGGCAAAGGCACCGCCGACTTCGGCGAGCATGTCGACGAGGACCGCAACAGCCTGCACAACAAGGTCCTGGAGTATCAGGAAGCAAACCCGGGTAAAACCTACGAGCAAGCCCTCGTCATCGTCCAAAAGCAGGATTAAACAGGCATTCAAGGAGGCATCATCATGAGTCGTTTAGCCAATCTGAGGATCGTAGATCCCATCCTCTCCACCCTCGCCAGGGGATATATTTTCCCCGAGCTCGCCTGCGAAGCGCTGTTCCCCATGGTCCGCGTCGAAAAGGAAGCCGGCAAGCTCCCCCAGTTCGGCAAGGAAGCGTTCCGCATCTACCAGACCGAGCGGGCTCTGCGCGCCAAGTCCAACCGCATCAACCCCGAGGACTACGGTGACATCGACGTCGTGCTCACCGAGCACGACCTGGAGTACCCCATCGACTACCGGGAGCGCGACGAAGCCGAAAACGTCCTGCCCCTGGAGCGCTGGGCCACCAACGTCGTCACCAAGGCGCTGCGGATCCGCTGCGAGAAGCAGTGCGCCGACCTCGCCCAGAACCCGGCCAACTACGCAGCCGGCAATAAGATCGCCCTGGCCGGCGGCGACAAGTTCTCCGACAAGGTCAACTCCGATCCTCTTGGCGTCATCGACGACGGCAAGGATGCCATCCGGCAGAAGATCGGCGCCGAACCTAACACCATGGTCATCGGGTACCAGGTCTGGAAAAAGCTGAAGCGTCACCCGCAGGTCGTCGACCTGATCAAGTTTTCCCAGAAAGGCGTGGTTTCCGTGGACATCTTCAAGGAAGCCGTGGAAATGAAAAACATCATCATCGGCCGTTCCGCATACGACTCCGAAGTGGCCGGCGCAGGCCTCACCGACGTCTGGGGCAACACCATCACCATGGCCTACGTTCCCGAGAAGAGCGCCGATGCGGAGCGCACCGAGTACGAGCCGAGCTACGGCTACACCTTCGGCAAGAAAAACCAGCCGACAGTCGACACCTACGTCGAGGGCGGCAAGGTCCAGCTCATCCGCAACACCGACATCTTCAAACCGTACATCGTCGGCGCAGAGGGCGGATACCTCATCTACGACGTCATTTAAAGGAGCGGATCATGGCTGAAAAAAAGATGTACATCGTGACTGAGTCGTTCCGTTATGGCGGCCAGTCCTACCTGCCCGGCGCGGGCATCGAGCTGTCGGTTGCGGTAGCGGCGGAGTTGGCCGCTTTCCTCCAGGACGCGCCGGGCGGAAAGGCGGTCAACTCCGGAGCGTCCAACCAGCCCGACTCTTCAGAGCTCGCCGACCTGAAAGAGCAGCTGGAGCAGTACAAACGCCAGCTCGCTGTCGAGGCGACGGCCAAAGTCGAGGCTCGTACCCTGCTCGACCAGAAGGAAAAGGAGTTCACCTCCCTCCAGGCCGTCAACACCAAAACCGCCGCCGATCTGGCAGCCGCGAAAGAAAAACTTGCCGCCCTGGGCAAGGAACTGGGCGCGCTGAAAAAAGCCGCCAACAAAGAAGGAGGTAAATAACCCATGGGAAAAACCGCACAACCCATAATGGTCACATCCATCACGTCCCTGGCCGCGTTGACCCGGCTCCGCTTTGTCGGCCTTGACGGCGACGTCGCAGCCGCCGGCGCCAAGGCCCTCGGCGTCGCCGAAGTCGCCGCCGCCCTGGGCGAACAGGCATCCGTCTCCACGCACGGCATTCTGCTGGTCACAGCCGGCGCCGCAATCGCCGCAGAAGCGGAGGTCGAAGTCGGAGCCAACGGCAAGGCCGTCACCAAGGACAGCGGCATCAGCAACGGCTACGCCCTCGACGCCGCCCTCGCCGACGGCGACACCATCCGCATCATAAGGGGGATCTGACTATGAGGCACTTCTCCATCGGCATCGGCCTTTTTCTGGCCGTGATCCTTGTCAGCTCTTTGGCCGTTGCCGCCATGCCCGGCACCAAGCAGGGTGCCGTCATCCAGAACCTGAAGGGGATTTCACCCGCCCCCGCGGCGTCCAGCTGCACCAGCATCACGGCCACCAAGGGCACCATCGTAACCGTCAACCCTTCCGGCTACACGGCAGTTGAATGGTCGGCCACCGACGGCACGCCCACGGCGCTCGCCGTCAAGCGGCACCTGAACTCCAACACCGCCTTCATGCCGGGATCATCCGGGACTGTCGTTTTTAACTCCGGCATCACCTCGGTGCCATTCAAGAAGTACAGCACAGCCACGGCGACCAAAGCGGAAGTCTGCTACGACTTGCAATAACCAGGATGCAATAACCAGGACACGACGGCGGGGCGCAAGCCCCCCCGTCTACCGAGGGAAACATGGCCTACTGCACCATCACCGACATAAGAGCCATCGTCAACGAAGACGTGCTGATCCAGCTGACAGTGGATACCTCCGCTGCCATTACCTGGGCGATGGTGGTCCTGGCTGTAGCCGGTGGCGCCCTTGGCGACCTGGAGGAGGAAGAGGCCGCCGCCGCTACCGAAGCTGCCGCCTCCTTGCGTGACGCCATCGACAACGCCGACAGCATGATCGACGGCTATGCCGCCAGCCGGTACTTGACGCCGTTCAACCCGGTGCCCCGGCTGATTCACATCATCTCCATCGACATCGCCATTTACAACCTTTACAGCCGCCGGGAGAACGTCCCGGAGATCCGCGAGAAACGCTACAAGGACGCCGTCAAGCTGCTGGACCGCTTGGCCGACGGCAAGCTGACCATCGGCGAAGTGGACAAGCCGGTCGTAGACTCGTCCGCCGTCATCAAGTCAATCACCCGGCCCAAGCTGTTCGGCAAAGACACCCTGGACAATTACTGATGAGCGAGCTGACATCCATCACAAGCCCAACCGATATTGAAAGGGCAATAGAGACCTATCTGGTGAGCCGTATCGAGGCGATCAGGAAGACGGCCATCCAGCGCAACATGCGCTACATCTTCAACAATCCGGCCATCACCGTGGCCATACTGAAAGCGAAGTCTAGAGAGGTCGGGCGCCGGTCCTTTCGCTTTGATCCGATAATCGACGTGATGGTCACTTTTTATAACGCCAAAAGCGAGGAAGACCGCCGCGAGGCGATCAACCCTTTGGTGATAGCCATTATCCGCGCGCTCACCCGCAAGAAGCTCGGTCTGGACATCGACGAGCTGAAGCCGACCGGCTTTCGCGAAGTGACCGAAGAAGAAGATTACAAGGAAAACAAGATCGTCTACCTTCTGGAGTTCACTACTCACTTCTTCCTCCAGGGTGATGAGGATGAGATAGTCGACGACCTGCTCACCGTCGGCCTCTCCTATCTCCTCAAGCCCGGCGACGCCGTAGTCGATGCCACCGACACCATAGACCTGCCGGATCTGCCGAAGGGGTAGGGCATCCTACCCCCGCGCCGGCCACCGCTTAACCTGCCGCATCCCCTTTCCGCACCCCCCATGTAATTCCAGAAACCCTTCAAAATACATAACATCCCCCCTATTGTATGATGCCTCATCGCATCGCGCGACGAGGCACTTGACGCCTCGCTTGCCCGTACCGCAAGGAGGTTTTAATGCTAGTCCTATCCGCACCAGGCACCCGCACCCCGATGGAGACCAACCCGAGGGAGTACGTCACCGATACGGAACCGTTCGACGTTCCGGACACGACTTATTACCGGCGTTTGCTGGACGACGGCTCTCTGGTCCTCGCCAAGCTCGGCAAACAGAAAAAAGGAGGTGACCAGTAATGGCATCGAAAAACATCAGCTTCGACGCGATCCCCAGCAGCATCCGGAAGCCGGGCAAGTACTTCGAGTTCAACACGAAACTCGCTGTCCGGACACTCCCCGCCAACCTGCAGAAGATGCTGATCATCTGCCAGCGGCTGGCGGCCGGCACCGTCGCCGCCCTGGTGCCGACCAACGTTTTCAGCGACGCCGAGGCCTCGACCTACTTTGGCAACGGCTCCAACGCGCACCTCATGTGCCGCGCGGCCATCAAGGCCAACCCCTACCTGCAGCTGAGCGTTTGCGCCCTGGACGACATGGAAGCAGGCGCGGCCGCCGGCGGGAGCATCACCATCACCGGCCCGGCCACCGGCCCCGGCGTGCTGCGCCTCTTCGTCGGCAGCCGCCGCATCGAGATCGCCATCGCTACCGCCGCCACGGCGGAAGTCATCGCCGCAGCCCTCAATGCCGAGATCGGCAAGCTCGGCGACCTCCCGGTGACCGCGACCGTGCTGGCTGGCGTCATCACCCTGACCGCCAGGCACAAGGGAACCATCGGCAACCTGGTCGACCTGACCACGGAAGTAACCGCCGCCGGCGTCGCCTCCGCAGTTGTCGCCATGGCCAACGGCGCCACCGATCCGGACACGGCCACCGCCTACGCCAAGGTCTTTGCCGAGCAGTACCACATCATCGCCATCCCCTACATCGACGCCACCGCGATCGGCGCGCTCAAGACGCATCTCGACAGCGTCTCCGGCCCCATGGAGCAGCGCCCCGGCATCGGCATTTACGCCCTCGACTCCGCCCTGGGCACCGTCACCACCCTGGCGCCAACCATCAACGGCGGGCGTCTCAGCAACGGCTATCTGCGCGGCACGAAAAGCCCCAGCTACGAGGTGGCAGCTGCCTACGCAGCCGAGGTTGCCTTCGAGGAGGACCCCGCGATGCCGCTCAACACTCTGCCGTTGATCGGCATTGCGGCACCGGACATCACCCAGCGCCTGTCCCGTACCGAGCAGGAAAGCTGCCTGGCAAACGGCGTCACCCCCTTCGAGGTAGGCCCCGGCGAAGTGGTGCAGATCGTTCGTGCGATTACGACCTACACCAAAGATGCCAACGGCATCGACGACATCAGCCTGCTCGATCTCACGACCATCCGCACGCTGGACTATGTGCGCAAGGCATGCCGCGAGCGTATCGCCCTGCGCTTCCCGAGAGCGAAGCTTTCCAGCAAGACGCCTGCCCGGGTAAGGTCCGAGTTGATTGACGTGCTCTTGAAGCTGGAAGAGCTGGAGATCGTCGAGGAGGTCACCGCCAATCTGCCCGGCCTGATCGTCGAGCGCGACCTCCAAGACCCGAACCGTCTGAATGCCAAGATCCCGGCCGACATCGTCAACGGCCTCCATGTCTTCGCCGGCCGCATTGATCTGCTGCTTTAATCAACATTAAACGGAGGTTTAACCGATGGACAAATACGTTTCCACCGTCGCCCTGATCATCAACGGCCAGGAGATAACCGACTTCAAGTCGGTGGAAGAAAAGGCCCGCACTCCGCGCAAGCAGGTCAACCTGATGAAGAAAACCGGCGTCATGAACGCCACCCAGCGCTACGGTGTCGGCCTGGACTACGTCGTGCCGGCAGACAGGCCGGAGTTCGACTTCGAAGGGCTTGAGGATGCCACCCTGGTCATCGATTACGAGAACGGGAGCCGGGTCACCTACACCGGCGTGGCCACCCTCGACATCGGCGCCACCAAGTTTGACGGCGACAACGAAACCATCCGTACCATCGACCTCGTCGCCGGAAAGCGGATACAGGAGTAAGACATGCAGATCACCGGAACTTTTCCTAACGGAGTCACCACAGCCGAAGGCGATATCTGCAAGGATTTCATCCTGCAGGAACGCACCTTCAGGAACACCCTGGAACTGGCCAATGATTCGGCCATCAATAAGGACCTGCTGAAAGATCCCGCCTACTACGACGCTTGCATCATCTCCAAGCGCCTGAAAGTCTCCGGCATCGAGTACCTGTCTCCGGAAGTGGTTCTGGACCTGGATGGCGCCGATGGCGACACCCTTGCCGATGCGATTATGGATCTGGACAAGCGGAGGTCCGATTTTCGAAGCGCGCAACAAGCCGCACAGAAAGCACCTGATAGCCCTCCTGAAGCTGGGAGTCCCCTGGACTGAGGCGCTCGACATGCCCCTGGCGGAGGGAGACAGCCTGCTCCTGAACTATCAACAGATCGTTGACCCGCAGCCGCAGAAACAGAAGGTGAGGAAGAAGACCAATGGCTGACATGAAGCTTTTCTTGCAAATACTGGCGAACGCCAGCGGGTTGAAACGAGAGATGGGCGAATCAGGCAGCGCCGTCAATCGCTTCACCCAGGGTGCCAAGCGCGAGTTCGCCTCGCTCAAGGGCGCCATGGGATCCCTACAGGGAAAGCTGGCGGGGATCGGGGTATCGATTGCCGCTCTGCAGCAGTTCCGCATGTCGGCCCAGCTCGACAAGGACTTGACCCAGATCGGGCAGACGGCAGGGGAGGGCGCGGCGCAAGTCTCGCAGTTGCGGTCGGATCTCTTTAGGATGGGGAAGGAGAGCGGCCAGGACATCGACAGCCTTAAAAATGGGTTCAACGCGCTGGTCCAGTCCGGCCTCAATATGGGCGAGGCAAAGAGCACCCTGGACGGCGTCAACATCGCAATGGCGGTCACCGGTGCAAAGGCTGAAGTCCTTTCAGCCGGTCTCACGGTGGCAGCTCAGGCCTTCCAGTTCGACCTGGCCAAACCCGGTCAGGCTCTCGAACTGCTGGATAAGATGACCGTGGCGGGCCGCCTCGGCAATGCCGAACTAGAAGGCCTGTCCCAGATCTTCGCCCGCGTCGGCATCAATGCGAAGGCAGCTGGTCTGGACTTCAACCAAACCCTCGGCTTCCTGGAATCCCTGTCCAAGGTCGAGCGCAACCCTGAGCGCCTGGCCACGCTCGCCGACTCCACCCTGCGCGTCTTCACCAACATGAATTACATGGCCTCGGCCCAGAAGGGAACCGGTATCAAGTTTTATTCCGATGCCGGGAAGCGCCGCGATCCGCTGGAAGTGCTCAAGAACATCAAGTCGAAGTACGACACCCTTAAAACAGACTTCGCGCGCGACAGCTTTGTCCAGGCTGCCTTCGGGAAGTCCGATCTCGACACCATAAAGGGCATACGTACCCTGCTGCAGTCCAACAGCCTGGACGAAGTTGCCAGGATGACCGGCATGATCAAAGACGCCGGTGGTTCCCTGAAAAGGGATTTCAGCGAGGCCACCAGGAACCTGATAGACCAGACGGGGCGATTGAGAAACACCATGAGGCTCGCGGCCGACGACTTCGTCAAGCCGATCAACCAGACCCTTGCCGACTGGATGTCTTTCCTGATGGACAAAAAGGAAAAGGGCGGGCTGGAACTGAGCGGCCAGCAGATAGCGGGGGGCGCGGCGGCAATCCTTGGCGGCACCTATGCCTTGTCCAAGGTTGGCAATGCATTGTTAGGAAATTGGACGAAGAAGAAGATAGGCAGCCTGAGCGGGTCGACAGCTGTCGGCGTAGCCGAGGGCAAGCTCCTGCAGGCGGCAGCAGGTGTCACCCCGGTCTTTGTTACCAACTGGCCGGCCGGTGGAATGACTGGAGGCGACCTGCCTTTACCAAAGCTTTCAGGCCAGGGGGCAATGAGTAAAGCGTTTGGAAAAGCTCTTCCATTTATCGCGGCAGCAACAAGGTTCTCTTTGCCGGGTGCAGTAGTTACCGCACCTTTTACTTCAGCGTACATCGGCAGTCGGGCCAGGGAGAACGGCTGGGGGTGGAGTGGCGAAAACTCCGGCCCAGGGCCAGGCGCAAATAATCGAGAGGTGATGGGTATCGGCGGGCGCCGCGCCTCCGGAGAGCAGAAGAACGACATCAAGATCGACGTCCATTTCGACGAGCTGGGGCGCGCCTTCACGAAGACCAACAGCATGAACACCACCGTTCAAACCGGCGGCAACCGGGGCAGCTTCTTCGACGCGCTGACCAGCACCAGGGGGATGTAAATGAACGAAGATCTCTATCCCGCGACGCTGGACGGCTTTGAACTTGAGATCGAGACCCTCGACGACCGCTTCGAGAACGCGATCGTGCGGCACGAGATCCCCATGCAGCCCGGCGCCCTGCTGGAAAACATGGGACAGAAGGCGCGCACCGTGAACATCCGGTGCTTTTTCTGGGACCACGGCGACCACCAGACCTACTTCGAGCACGTCGACTTCATCAAGCACCTGAAGCGCACCGAACTCTCCGAGCTGTCGCACCCGAAGTACGGCCTGCTCATGGGGATGATCGAGTCGTTCGGCGTGCGCCATGACGACCGCGAGATGACCGCCGAGGTCGACATCACCTTCGTCGAGGATCTGCGCGGATATCTCGCCGACTTGGCATACGAAGACGTGGAAGCCGCGGTCGAAGAGGCGGTCGTCGCCAGCCAGCAAGAGCATATGGAAGCCTTCGCGGCGGAGGTCCGTGCGGAATTGGTCGCGGAGTCTGTCGGCGTCCTGGAGCAGGCCGTTGATGCCACCCAGGGGATCTACACCCAGTTCCAGGGCTACAGCCAGCGGGCCAAGAACTACCTCAAGAAGGTCGACACCTTCGTGTCCACCGTCGAAGGGACACTGCTCGATGTCGCCAATCCGGCCAACGGGATTATCTCCACCATCAACTATGGATCCAATCTACCCGGGCGCGTCATCGGATCCCTGTCCCGCTGCATCGAACGCTACGTGGTCCTGAACGACACCATCAAGAACGCGCCGAGCCGGTTTCTCAACAACCTGGACCAGGCCATGCTCCAGCTGGAGGCAAGCGCCGGTTTCGGCAAGCACCTGCGCATCGGCTTCGCCATACAGGCCGCCCAGACCATCGCCGGGGTTTACAAGGACGACGAGTCGGCCCGGCAGAAGGTGCGCAAGAGCGAGGCCACCGCGAGCTTCGACACCCAGGGTAATTACCGCGGCACCCCGGCCACCGAGCCGATACTCACCATCAACGAGCTGGAGGCCTCGCTGGCTCAACTGCGCACCATGCTGCAAAACGGCGTCGACCAGGACCGCTCCATGGAAAGCCTGAAAATTATGGCAAAAAGCCTCCTGGATCACATCAACATCATAAAGCTGGAGCGCGACAAGATCGTCACCGTCGAGCTGGACAACGCCATGCCGCTGCACCTGGTCTGCCACCGTTACGGCCTCGACTACAACTACGCCGAGCGGATCGCCAGCATCAACCGCATCAAGAACCCCAGCTTCACCAGCGGAGAGGTGCGGATCTATGGACGATAAGGTTTATCTGCAGATAGCCGGCAAGCGCATCGAGCACTTTCTTTCCTACGAGGTGGAAGCCGACCTGTACCAGGCCGCCGACCGCTTCACGTTGGAGCTGGTCAACCCCGGCACCGCCATCGCCCCCGGGATGACTTGTGAACTCTACGTGAACAAGGAACTGGAGCTGACCGGCATCATCGACGCCGTACGCAAGGGGTGGAGCAAAGAGGGGCGCACCCTGGTGGTGGAAGGCCGGGATCTCCTCGGTGTCGTGGTAGACAGCTACGTGGAGAAGTTCACCACGGTCCAGGGGAAAACCGTGAAGCAGCTGGCCGAGCTGCTGCTGGCCACGGTCCCCTTCATCAACCGCAAGCAGATCATCTATCAGGAGAACGTGGTAGGCAAGCTGAAGGGGAAGCAAAAGACCGTCGACAACCCGCTGACCGGCTTCCAGGACATGCCGCAGAAGTTAAGCCAGACCGAGCCGGGCATGACCGTGTTCGAGGTGCTCTCCATCTACGCCGCCAGTCGCGGCCTGATGTTCTTCAGCCTGCCAGACGGCACGCTGGTATTCGGCAGGCCCAAGGCCAAGGGACAACCGCTTTACACCATCGTCAACGCCATGACCGGCCGGGGCAACAACGTCACCAGCGGCGAGGAGGTCGACGACATCTCTAGGCGCTACTCCAAGATCACCGTCGTAAGCCAGGTCCAGGGGCACGACGCGGACGGCATGGACACCGGTAAGACCGATGCCCGCTACAGCGCGACCGATCCGAGCTTCCCTTTTTACAAGCCGCTGGTTGTGACGCTGAACAACGACAGCCAGACTCCGGAGCTTTACGCCCGGATGCTCTTGGAGAAACAGCGCCACGACGGCCTGCAGCTCACCTACACAGCACCCGGGCACAGCCAGAACGGCGTCAACTTCAAGCTCAACGAGCTGGCCCAGGTGAAAGACGAGATGCTGGAGCGTGACGGCATCTACCTCATTTACAACCGCAAGTTCAAACGGAGCAAACAGGCAGGGTCCACCACCGAGCTGCGCCTCGGCCCGCCGGGGCTGGTGACCGCATGATACGGGGCATAGTAAAAAGCGTCGTCCAGGGAGTGATCCAGCGCGTATCCGCCAGCGTCTGGGGGGACGGCACCATAGACGACCGCGAGCTGTTCCAGCACTACGGCTACACCAGCAGGCCCAAGGGCGGGGCCGAGGTCATCTTCATCAGGCAGGGCGGGCAGATCATAGCCATAGGCTCCGACGACCGGCGCTACCGCATCAGCCTGGAGGAGGGCGAGGTTGCCCTCTACACCGCCGAAGGGGACAAGATCCACCTGAAGCGCGATCGCATCATCGAGATCGTCGGCGGGGAAAAGATCATCGCCACCACCAAGATCGCCGAGATCAACGCCACCACCAGCTGCACCGTGACCTCGCCGGAAGTCACCGTCGTCGCGTCGACCAAAGTCACCCTGGACACGCCGATGACCGAGATAACCGGCATGCTGGCGGTAACCGGCGCCGCGACCTTTGCGGAAACCGTTGTCGCATCCGGAGCGCTTTCGTCGGCAACCTCCATCTCCGATCCGACCGGCAGCATGGATGGGATGCGCGAGATCTACAACAGCCACACCCACCCGGAGACCGGCGACGGCGGCGGCACTACCAGTACCACAACTCAGGGAATGTAAATGGACTTCGCCATCGTCATGAACAACAGCGGGCAGGGTGAGCAGACCTTCGACAAGGCCGGGGACATCTTTAACAACATATTCATCTCTCTGGCCATCAAGAAGGGCAGCTGGTGGCAGGATCCTAACTTCGGCTTGCGCGATCGCGGGCGCATGAAGAACACCGAGAGCACAGCCCGGCTGGTGCGCGAGGATTGCAAGCAGGCGCTGCAGTGGATTGTCGACACGGGCCGGGCCATCGCCCTCGATGTCGAAGTACAGCGCGATCGCAGTCAGGACCTGAACCGTCTCAAGATATTGGTATCCGCGACCCAAAGCGGCGGACGTCGGGTCACATTCGAAAAATATATCGAGGTAGTGTAAATGGCCCTGGAAAAAACTTTTGACGAGCTGTTGAACAACCTTTTAACCGACATGCAGAGCCAGTTCCCGGGCGCTGACATTTCCAAGGGGAGCCTGATTTTCATCAAATGCTCCGCTTTGGCCAGCTCTCTGTGGGGGCTCTACAAATACCAGGGCTACGTCGCGAGCCAGATTTTTCCCGACTCCTCGGACCGCGAGAACCTGGAGCACCACGCCTACGCGCGCGGCGTCACATTGCTGCCCAACCAGAGCGACGAGGACCTGCAAGCGCGCGTCCTGGACTACTTCCGTCGCCCGCCGGCAGGCGGCAACAAGTACGACTACGTCAAGTGGGCGCTGGAGACTCCCGGTGTAAAGCGCGCATGGTGCCTTCCCCAGGCCTTTGGCTACGGCACCGTCGCGGTTGTCATAACCTCAGACCCGGATCAGACCGGCACCGAGATCCCTACTGCCGAACTGATTGCAGAGGTGCAGGCGCACATTGACGATCTGCGCCCGACCAGAGCCAAATATACCCGCGTCATGGCACCGGAAATAATCACCCAGGACGTGCAGATGCTATGCACCGGTGGCACTTTCAGCCTTTACCAAATCAGCCAGGCTATCACGTCCTACCTGACCGAGTTTGCTCCGGGCCAGACGCTCTACCCGGCGCAGTTTATCAGTATCGCCATCGTGGCCGGCGTGCTTTCGCCCACCCTGGTCCTGCCGGCCGGATCCGCAGTTACGCCGTTGCCGTTCCAGATGATCCGCCCAGGGGTGATCGATGTCAGCTGATGACCATAAAAAAACATTGCAGCAGTTGATTCCGCTGGAGCTGTCCGGCGTTTTTGAGGCGGATCTGGCCATTGAGGGGATGGCTCTCGATCGGGCCGATAGTGACGTCGGATCAATGGCGGCAGAATTTTATCCCCAAAGCACCGACGCTCTATTGTCGGAATGGGAACGGCTCTTTGACCTGCAACTGGTCTCAGGCCTCAGCACCGAGACACGCCGGGCGATCCTGCTTGACCAGTACCGCGACCGGGGAGGGCTGTTGCCGCCCTACTTCATAGCCCGTGCTGAAGCAATGGGTTACCAGTTGACCATCGACGAAGGCGAAGCCACCCCGCTGCAGGCGGGTACCGCCCGCGCCGGGAAGCGCCTAGAAAACAGCGATAACCGTTACGTTTGGCGGTTGACGGTCGCCACCGATCTGTGGGTGTATCTGCGCGCCGGCAGCGCCCGCGCCGGCCAGCCGTTACGCACCATGCCGAGCCGCGACCTGTTGCAGTTCATGGACGACTACAAGCCCGCCGACATCACTATTTTTTACCTTTAAGAGGGAGTTGACAATGGAACCAATTGATTCACCCGATGGCCTGTTCCACGATGAGACGTACCCCGGCAGCGAGGATGGGACAATCATCACCGCCTTATGGCTGAATAATGCACAAGCAGCACTGATCGCGTTGAGCGGATTAGCTGGAGATGTTGTGGCCCTGGCAGCCCCTTATACGCTTTTGGCCTCGGACGGTGTCGCTCTGGCCGATACGGTCGCCGGTGGATTTACCGTATCTTTGCCCGTGTATGAAGATGTCGCAGCGGTGAAGCGCTTTACTGTAAAGAACATTTCCGCCCTGGGCGACGATGACCTTACCATTGAGGCTGCCGACGGTAAGACCATTGACGGTCAATCAGCCATCACTATCGCAGCGGGCGAGAAAATCACAATTATCAAAGACGGCAATAACTGGCAATCAATCTAAGGGGGAACACATGCAAAGATTAAGCATCATCATTTTTACGTTTTTATTTTGCGTAACAACAACTTTCGCCGCTAATCCGCAGAAAACAGTCGTAAGTGATCTGATCGTCAAAAATAGTCCGTGGGTAGATGTGCGTGCGTATAAGTCGTTGAGCGCAGCCATAACGGCAATAGGCTCGGCGCAGAAAACTTTAGTGATCCCGGTCGATCAGGTTCTTTCTGCAAACCTCACTATTCCCAAAAACATCGAGTTGCTGCCGTTGAACGGGGCAGTTATCAAGCACGGCGCGTACACGGTCGGCGGCTACATCAGAACGGCACGGTGGCCGTTGGCGCAGGTATTTGATGGGACAGGTGCAGTCACGGGGCTGGAAAAATCCACCGGTCGATGGTTTGGGGCCTTGGGGGACGGTAGCGGCGACGACACCCTTGCTATGCAGCGCGCGATGTCATCGCTCACCAATGGTGGTGATTACATTATTACGCCCGCAACCGTATATTATAAAATCACTGCGGCAATTAATGGGTTAAGCAATGTAAACGTAATAGGCTGTGGCACTGCCGGAGAAATACGAAACGTGGACCCCTCGCCCTCCACCGACATAAACGTTTTTTCTTTTGTTGGTAAAACTAATTTCAGTGTCAAAAGCGTTGCAATTAGGGGCAGCGGTAAATCCGTCGCGATGGCGGCGGATCAGGGCGCGGGCGTGTATCTTTTTGGGTGTTCAAAGTTTGTGATTGAACAGAACACAATTTCTTACTGCTCCAAGTATTCTATCAGGGGCCGCAACGTCTCCAACGGTTCCATTAGCCGCAACATTCTGACTAATGCCCAGACTGAGGTTAACTCCCTTGATATAGAGCTTTATGCTAGTGACAATGAAAGTGTCACATATATGACAGTTGATAACAACCAGTGCCTGAGCAATTCCGGCCTTGGCATTGGCATTTCCATGGCCGGAACGGCTGTAACAGGTAACGCATTTGCACACAATATCAAAGTGGTGGGCAACGATGTTTACAACAAGCTGCGGCATGGAATTTACTTTTATCAGCATGTTGCGCCGATTACCGATGTCATCTGTTCTGGTAATCACATTGACACCGTTGGATGGATTGGCATTTATTCCGTTGGATCCAACAACAGAATTACAGTCACAAGTAACATTCTTAAAAATTGCTGCATCAACATAACGGCATCTCTTCCGTTTGCAGCTATAGGCATGTCTTCCGGGTCTCCGGACACGCCTGTGACGCATCCCCCTATGCAGGCTGTCATCATTTCAAACAACAACATTTGGGGGACCAACGGCTGCAACGGCGTAGAGTTGACCGGAGCGGCCAACTCTACTATTACCGGGAACACCATCATAGGCGATGGCGTAGCAGCGGTAGAAGGCTCGAACTCTGGAGGGATTTTGGCTTACTATGTCAGCAACAGTGTAATCTCCGACAACACTATCAAGTATAGCGGAGTGGAAGGATATGGAATTCTTGTATATGGCACCGTTGTTACGCCTCAGAAAGAGAACGTTATAGCCAAAAACAACGTTTACGGCACTCTTGACTATGGCATTATCGTGCAGTATCAGACGGCGACTAGCATCGTCAGTAACCTTGTTTCCACCACAAAGACCGGCGTCCACGTTGCGGTTTCAAATTTGGTTGATGTGAAAAACAATCAGGTCTCATCCGGCGCAGCCGGATATGCCGACATCCATACGAACGGCGTATGCAGCAATATATCCATTGTAGGTAATACGCTTTCGGGGGGGAAAGCGACAGGCTATGGGGTTTTGGTTGACTCTGTGGGCCAAACCGGCACAATTGTGGATTCTAACAATATGGCGGGACTGACGGCATTGAGTGTGCTTGGTAAAATTACAGATAATGGGACCACTACTAGCGTAAACCGAAACAAGATGTCAAATGCCTCGATGTCCGGGACATTTACCGCAACCGCTGGCACCTCCTCAACGGTTATGAACGGCAATGCTACAAGTTTTTCGAAGATCGTGATTATCCCGACTAACGCGTCGGCTGGGGCTTTGATTACAAACATATCCAGCGTCAATACAGGAGTCAGCTTTACAGTAGCCACCGGGACCGCGGCTGGTACAGAAGTCTTTAGCTACATCTTGTTTTAGATGGTTGTCGTAAGGTGGGTAGTTTGGCGGTGATGGATTTAAGCATTCGGCTTGGCAGTAGAAAGCGGGGTTTGATGTGAAGCGCTAAAGTGTCGTATAACGGCAATCTCGGTGGTGTAGTTGGGGAGTCCTGAAAGAGGTTTCCAAAGAAGCTTAACTATATTGACAATCATTTGCAGCATACTGTTCAATTTAAGGTGGATTCAACGGGGATTAAAACCCGCAGAGTCCACTTTTTTTGTGAAAGGCTTCGCTGCCAAAGCAGCCGCGAATCACTGCCAAAGCAAACGCCGCGCAACATGAGGGATTAT